AAAGGTCAAGGGCAACCTTCAATACACAGCCCCGAATCCTTGAACTGAACATTCGACTGAGAAGTCGAGTGCCATGGAGGCGATGGAATCGGCCTGTTTGTCCAAATTAACGTCCGTGTGCCCGAAAAAGGCAACCGGATAATTATTGACCATTTCGGTGGCACGCAAATCGAGCTGCAAGCCAGGTGGGAAAGGGATGCCTCCATCCCCCCAAGTGACGGTTAAGTCAATTGGGTTGAGAGAGGTTGCAAAGGATTTCAAGTGGGGCAAGTATGAAACAACCGACGATTTTGTGGCAGGGTCCACAAAATTGGTGTCACGGGGAATGATGCCAAATTTAGTGAACAAGCGAGTGTAAGCCTCATCAGAAGACGGGATAGTGAGCTGGGCAATGGTAATAGAAACGGATTTCAAAACGACAGAAGAAAACAAACGAGAGGCAGCAACCACCTGAGGGTGATTGCGAAACGAAGTGACAAAGCCTACGGTTGACAGGTCAAGCTCAGCAGCGGGGGACGAGCAAGGTATCAAAATGGTCGCTGGGGGGGCGGAAGAGGTGGCTGGGACGGACATGGCTCAGACCAACTGGTTTTGCTTGTGGGATGTGGCTGTGATGAGAATTTTAAAGGTCATCACAAACGCAGCAAAGCAGGTTTAAGCTTGACGCGTGCATGCGAGTCAGAAAGGACGATGGTGTTCACAGGCTGCTCATAAATGCCACCGTCTGACACCACCACGGGGAGGCCCTCACGCCGTAACTCCTGGGCCAGATAATCCAATCGCATGCCGCGGAACTGCCTGTAATATGCGTGGCTGCGACCAGGCCGCAAAGCCCGGACGCAGTTGACAGCGCAATCACTCTTAGTGTCAACGATGATGAAATGATCCTTGAGACGTATGACAGAGTACTTCTCAAAGGTGGACCGATCACGGAGGGCAATCATTGTGTCGATCATTACGCTCACCTGCGATGAAGAATAATAAGCATAATGGATTTGGCAAGCTTTGAGCAAAAACTCAACCTCGCTGTCCGAATAGTCGGTGGCTCGAGAGATGTAACTAGCGAAAAGCTCAGCATTGCTCACGTTTGAATCGGACAATCTGGTGAAGTGCTTCAAGAAAGCGCGCACAGGATCGACAAGATAACGATGGCCATTATGAAACCTACCTGCATGATATCCAACAACACCCAGATCAACGGTGAGCTTGACCTGGGCTATTGAGGGTAGGGCGGCCAATGGATGGGGTGCAAGGTTAGCAATGACGCCGTGCACGTCGTCTCCCTTCTCTACTATCATCATGGTGTCAGCATTAGTGTAGTTACAAGCTATCGTGCACATCTCCATGATGTCATTTCGAATCAACGTGAAAGGATCGCCGGACCCAAGATTAAAAGACACGGTGGAGCGGGTGGCATCAGAACCGCGAGACCGAAAGTGATACCGCCTGCAGAAGGCCATATAAAGCTGAAGAGGTTCTTCGGCTAGCCCGCAATCGCGTGCGATCAAAACAAAGGCATACAGGAACGCAGCGGTATGTGAGCTATCCTGCTTTGAGACGTCCGCTTGAATGTTGTTCGGACCGTTGAGGTCTGACGCGATGCCAAGTTTGCGGAGGCGCGCGGAGAGCACATCATCCGACATTCCGTAATCGACTATAGCTCCGGGTCGCAGGATCTTTGTCAAGTTGAGATACAGCTTTGGCTGCTGATTAGCAAAGTAAGCGTTAAAAGACTTGCTGTTGGCCAAAATCGACTGTCCGTAAGGCAAAGTAGCCGAAAAGCCAGGAATCGCCTTTGCCTTGGTTTGGGTCTTAAACTCAGCATCAACGGTCAACGATCTTGGGGACTCACCAAGGGGGTCACCACCCGCTATTTGGTTAAGAGCGTTGATCTCAGTTTCGGCTAGCCAAGATGCTTGCTTTTCAATATCCAAAAGGGTATAACCCTCGGCGTAGAAGCATTCCTTGAAACGCTGATAGATCTTCACTCCCTCTACGATGTCTGCAGACCCAAACCGTGAAGACTTGGTAGTAGCAATTTGCCGATCAACCAAATTCTTGAAGGAATCAAAACCAGAAGAATTCACATGAATAGCAGCCAGCTTATCCGACCCTGGCAAGTCGTTTCTAACGTCCGTGCGTTGGACGGGCGGTCCCGGTGCAGAAAAAGTCAATTGCCTTTTGGGTTGATCCGTTTCGAGGTCTCTCTCCGCCGGCTCCACCAACTCAAAATTGCTGTTTTCAAGGCAAAAGTTAGCGAGCTCGCTGCGGAGAACTGACCCTCGAGCAAGGGGGTCAGGGGGTTCTACTGTTGGCTTCTCAATC